GGAGAGGGGACGAGAGTTTCCCGAACACATTCTCTATCGCAAGGAGTTCCCCCGCATGGTTCATGCGACAACCCATCAACCACCGTCGCTTCACGTCGACACCGACAACGGTATCATTCACGCCGTGAAGATCTGCGGAAACCGCTCGAAGAACGGCCGCATCTATCCGCCGGAGGTCCTGGCCGCGGCCGCTCCGCTGTACGAAGGCGTGACCGTCTACTTGAATCACGGACTGATGCCTGGTGACGAGCGCGAGATCGACGTTCACTTCGGCAACCTGCAGAACGTTCGCACGCAGAACGGCGAACTGTTTGCTGACCTACACTACGTGACCACGCATCCGTTGGCCGCTTCGATCGTCGAGCGGGCTCAGAAGTTCCCCCGCAACTTTGGCCTTTCGCATGATGCCGAAGTCGAAGCAACCCCCAACGGCGAGTTTCAACAAGTACAGCGAATCACGGCCGTCAACAGCGTCGACCTGGTCACGCGGCCTGCCACCAGCGACGGTCTGTTTGAACAGCACACGCCCACCGTGAAACAACGGAAGCAGACGTACCGACATCTGCTGAGCGAGCTGCCACTGCAAGCATTCCCCGGAAAGTTTCGTGTATTGGAAGCCGCCGAGCGTGCCAACGACCCACTGCTCGACCGCGAGATCGAAGACTCCAACGCGGACCACTCCGACGAAGCTTCGCTAAAGGATGCCCTCCGGCAAGTGGTGCTCGCCGCACTGGACGACACCGAGAGCGATCTGCCCACCATCCTGACCGAGCTGCAGCGAATCGTTCAGCAGCAAAAGCAACTGCTTGCTCTGGAGCAGGACGAGGAACAACCCGTCAGCGAATCGTGGACTCCCGCGAACGACACCGTCCATGATCAATTGATCGATTCCGTCTGCCGCGAACTGCACATCACGCCCAGCCCATCGCTCCGCCGTATGCTGCGACCCTTGAAACGACGTGAAGCAATGCTCGAGTACCTCGACGGCGGCGAAGTTACCACCGTGCTGGAAAGCAACACGCGCCCGATTCACTCCGCCGCCCAGGAAGACGCCGACGAATACCAACCACCCAAAGACGAACACGACTTTCTGACCCGACTGCGTCTGCCAGGCTAATCAACTCCGGGCTATCCACGAGAAATTGGTCGTAGGATGGCTACCGACGTCTTCGGCGGATAGCCATCTTCCGGCACCCCAGATGGCTATCGCCTCGGAAGGCGTAGCCATCCTACAAATCTTGTCCCCTCTCCCCTGAGGGGAGAGGGAGAGGGTGAGGGGTTCAAGAGCCAGGTGTGAATCCCATGGCCAGTCAAAGCCCATTCATCGCTCAACACCAACCGACAAACGCGAAGCACAACGTTGTTCTCCAATCCCTCGCCCTAACCCTCTCCCTTCGAGGGAGAGGGGACAAGAGCGCTGAGCGCGCTTCACACGACACACGTGCTTCCCTCGACACAATCATTCACTCAACCCACGAAAGACGACCCAATGACCACTTACACAACTCCCGCCCGTTCCGTCATGAATCAATGGCGAACCGTTGCCGAGTACTTCACGCATTTTCTCGGAATTCCTGCGGAACTGGTCGTCACCAAAACCAATTCCAGCGCCGCGCTGACCATCGCCGATGCAGCCGGCGGCGGGTACGGTCGGCTCACCACCGGTGCCACTTCGCCGGCCGACAACAACGGCGTCTTCCTAGCCACGCAGGGCGAGATTTTCAAGTTCGGGCCGCAGCATGGGTTCGTGCTGCGTTCGCAACTGAAGTTCACTCCCAGCGGCGGTAACACCGACAACGTCCTGGCGATCGGCGTTCAGAACGCTCCGACCGAAGACAACTTCCTGGCCGACGATGGTGCCGGACCGCGGGCCGACTATTGGGGAGCTGGCATCTACAAGGTCGACGGCGGCACGAGTTGGATCTGCGAAGTCTCGGCGGGAACGACTCAGCTGACCCTCGATACCGAGATCACCGCTGACAGCAGCGAGACGACCTTCGAGATCGAGTACATCCCGTCCGACAGCACGCCCAGCTACGGCCAGGTGATCTTCCGCATCAACGGCGAGATCGTCCGCCGACCCGGCACCTTTGCCCGCGAACAGTTCGCCCCCGAGTTCACCCTGACCGATGCCACCGAGATGAAGGCCCTGGTAGGACACAAAACGGGCGCGGCCTCGGAACTGATCGTCGACATCAACGCCGTCGGCTGGGCCATGGGGCTGAGTAACTAACGCAGAGGTGACCACACGGGTAGGCGCGGTTGGCAACTCTTAGCCCTGAAAGGGCGGTAGAAAATAGCCAGGGGCGCGAGCCCCTGGTAGCGGCCCCAAAAGGATCCTAGCCCTGGAAGGGCGACAGAAACGCAACTACTTGGAACTTCTGCCGTCCCGTTGGGGCTCTCATGAATCACTTCAACACATTTCCAGGGGCTCACGCCCCTGGCTATTATCTGTCGCCCCATTCGGGGCTAGGAAATGGTCCGTCAAACGACCTTTGCGATCCCTCACCCTTGCCCTCTCTCTTCGAGGGAGAGGGGACCAGAACGCTTCGCGAAGCTCGCTCGGCACGCGTACTTCATCACTGACAACACAATCACCACCAACACACATTACGAAAGAAACTCTATGTTATCCCTCAACGGACTTCTCAACTGGCAAGCCTTCGGTCGTGAATACTCGGCGGCCGAGCGCGATCGAAAGCGTCATGCACGGCGACAAGGCGTGCACGAGTCGCACGCCCCCAACCGTGCCGAGCGTGACCTGTGCGCGGCGATCCTCACAGGGGAAGTGACCGAATCGCAGTATTCGATTCGCCGCGCGTTTTGTGCCTGCGTTCCCAATGGTAACGAAATCGTTCACAGCTGGGACGGCTCGATGGCAGGCCGTCCGATCGGCGTAAATCTGGTTCATGAAAGCATCAACACCAGCGCCTTCGCCAACATCAACCAGACCTTCATGCACAAAAAGCTGATGGACCACTTCACCCGGCCGGAGATGATTGCCCGGCACCTGGTGACCATCGAGCCCACCGGCGATAAGTGGGAACGCCTGCCAGGGGTTGGCCAACTCGGCGACGGAGCCCAGCAGGTTCCCGAAGGGGCCAGCTATCCTTGCGTGAGTTTGAACGAGGACTGGGTCGAGACGCAGCCAACCGAAAAGCGGGGCTTCGTCGTCGAGGTCACCAAGGAGGCGATCTTCTTCGACAAGACTGGCGAGGTGCTTCGCATGGCCGACAAGGGAAGTCAGTGGCTGGCCGTCAACTGGGAGAAGCGCATCCTCGATACGGTGTTCGGATTGGTCGATCGCTATCACCGCAAAGGGCGCGGCATTCAAGCGACCTACGGCAACAACGTCGGCGATCACAACTGGGACAACCTGCAGGTCAATCCGCTGGTCGACTACGAGTCGATCGAAGCCGCCGACCTGTTGTTCGAGGACATGGTCGACCCTGACACCGGTGAACCGATCATCGTCGGTACGCGGCAGTTGGTCGTTCCTGGGGCACTGTTTCACACGGCCTTGTCGATCGTCAACGCAACTCAGGTGCAGCAGTTCAGCCAGGCGACCACCGATGTCGGTTACCAGGCCGGTCGCAGCTACGACAACCCTTACCGCGGCATGCTCGCGCCGATCACCAGTCCATACGTGAAGGCCCGCACGTCTTCCAGCAGCGACTGGTTCTACGGCGATTTCCAGAAGGCCTTCAAGTACATGCAGAACTGGGCCCCGGAAACAGTCACCGCACCGGCCGGCAACGAGGACGACTTCGAACGCGACATCGCCTTCAAAGCGAAGAGCAGCGAAATGGGCCAGGTCGCTGTCGTCGAACCCCGCTGCGTGCAAAAGAACACCGCCGCGTAGTTCCACCCAAAGTGCCGTCGTTCGACAATTCTTGTCCCCTCTCCCCTGAGGGGAGAGGGTTAGGGTGAGGGGTTAAAGAGCCAGGTACGAAGCGCATGGCCAGCAAGATACCCATTCACGAATGAACGCGAGCCAACAACCCCAACGCCCAACGTCATTCCTTAAACCCTCACCCTAGCCCTCTCCCTTCGAGGGAGAGGGGACAAGATTTTCTTCCTACAATAACTCCCTTATCAAAGGTCTTCCCATGACCAAATCGCAAACGGAAGTCATCAACGACCTGCTCACCCGGCGCGATACCGTGCTGGGTCAGTTGGCCGGGCTCAGTTCGACCAGCGTCGGCGCATTACCCAATACCGGTGGCACCGGCGATCACGTCGACCATGTTGGCCTGCGGCGAAGTCTCTACCGCGAACTGGCCGAGATCGACGCGATGCTCGAGAAGATCGCCGGACCGCACGAATCGATCTCGCGGGGGCGACTCACATGACCCTCGCCCAGATGTACGAGCTTCACAAGAACAGTTTCACCGCGTTCGCCGACATCACCGACGCCACCTACCTAGACACGTCCGTCACCGCTTCCCAGGTGAAAGCACGCAAGTGCGTGCCGCGTGCCGAAGAGCTGGCCAGCGTTGGATCGCACGTTGGCTTGCAAACCACGCTGGCCACGTTCGTGCTGTGGGATGTTTCGCTCGACAATACCCAACCCAAGTCGGGAGGCAAGATCACCTGGCCCGGCAGCACTGTCTGGACGATCGTCAGCGTGAAGCGAGAACACTTCGACACCCAGTGGCGCTGCGTGTGCCGCCAAGACAAATAAGGAGGCCCCATGCCAGCCACCTACGCAACCCTCTGGGACGCCGTCGTCAGTCAGATCGACGGCTTGGAACTCGATGGCCTGAGCGCCGCCAACATTCGCCAACAGTCGGTCCCTTTCAACCCTGCGGATAACGAGCTAACCGCCGGCGCAATCGTCTGCCCCGTCACCGAGACCGAAGGGGACCACGGAACCAACCAGAAGAGCGATATCGGATACGGCTTTCAAGTCACGCTGCTGAAGGTCAGCAACTCGGCGCTGGGCAAAGCGGCACAGCAAACGCTACTACCATGGCGAGAAGCGATTCGCCAACACTTTCATCATCAATCGCCATTGACCGGGCACGGCTGCTACCGATGCACGGTCGAACACGCTCCGGTCGTTCTGCCGGATGCATGGAAACATCAATTCGACGCCTCGGCCCTGATCGTTCGATGCTGGGTTTTAGAATAAGGAAGCACATCAATGACAACGATGGGTCACGCCACCCAGCTGGGCTTGGGACCGCAACACGCGACCAGCCTGGCCACGCGGCAATTTGAATTTCAATCGTGCACACTCAACCGCCACCAGAACCTCATTCGCACGCACGGCATCCGCGGAAAGCGAGCTCCGCTGGGGGACGCAACTCAGCTGGGAACCTCGTCGGTCAGCGGAACGGTGCTTCTCATGCCGCGGCCAGATGATCTCGACTTTCTGCTGCCATACATCCTGGGCGGGGCGGAAGAGACCGACGTCTTCGCGTTGGCCGAGTCACTGCCGGAGCTGGTCGCGTCGGTCGATAAACACTTGTTCGTCGAAACGTACCGCGGCCTCAAGGTTGCCCAGGCCATCTTCCGCAGCAAGCAGGGGCAACCACTTACCCTGCAGCTTCAGCTTGAAGGCAAAACGAAGGACGACTCAGCCGCCGCCGGCACCTTTCCATCCATCGGCAGTACGCTTTCCGAGAAGCTACCGTATGTGCATCATCATGCCCGCTGGACGTTTGATTCGACGCTGATTGAAATCGACGACCTGGTGCTGACGATCGACAACGGCCTGGAACTCGACCACTACCACAACAGCCAGACGCGCAGCCGCCTGCCTGAAGGCAAGCAAACCATCACACTGGCATTCCGGACGCCGCACAACGCCGACTTCGATGATCACCTCCGAGAGATCGCCGCCGCTGGCGTAAGCGCCGCCGAGTTGGCCTTCGACAACGGCACCGACAGCCTGACGATCGACTTCGGTCGCCTGCAGAAACCAGAAACCCCAGTCGACATCCGCGGCAAGCGCTCGATCCGCCCCCAAGTAACGATGCAAGCGTACCAAGACCTGGCAGGCGAACTCCCAATGATTCGTTTCACGAATACGAATGAGTAAGGCCCGTCGCGCAACAACACCTCTTGTCCCCTCTCCCCTGAGGGGAGAGGGTTAGGGTGAGG